GTTATTGAAAATCCACCTTTAGCAAGAACCTCTGTGACTGGTGCAACGTATTCCTGTAATACGGAAGTAGTAACATAAGGACTAAACGCCGTCACCTCTGGACCGATTGAATAAGATGGGTCGAAATCAACACCAAGTGGAGCAGTAACATCAATATAACCATATGAATTAGATGTTCCATTTGATGAGGTAGCAGACCATTCAGCAGTTGATGTTGGTGCAGAAAATGTTTTTCCATTTATTTGCCATAGGATTGTGGAGCAAAACCTATCCCAAGGCGTAGCCGGATAAGTAGTTCCTTCTTGCATCCAACTTCTAGTAGTTCCTAAATAAAAATCTGAAATAAACTCACCATCAAGATATGGAATAATATCTCCATTGTCCCATTTAGTTATAATAAATGTTTTGCCTCCATATAACGTGCTGTAAGGTACTCCAACTAATTGTGGCGCAGGTTGATATGGGAAAAAAGTCTGTCTTGGGTGGCTAAGATATTGTACATAAAGACCATTGTTTCCATATGCACCAGATCCACCTCCGCTGGCAAAAGTATAGATTTTATCGGACGTGGCCTGTAGTCCATAAAGCGGACTACTAAAAATATTTGGATTTGGTGAATTGATTAACTCAAATGCTTTACGTTTTTCAATCTCTCCACCGCGTGAGATATGTGCATTATTAAGGGTCTGTAACGTACCAGGCTTAGCGGTCAACGGATGACGACGCGTATCGAGGCCGGCGCTGAAGTTCTCGACGACAAGGTATGCCATAGAATTAGACTCGGTCGCTAGGAAGGATCCGCGCGCCGTTCATGGTGCGATCCTCAAATGAGGGGATGCCTCCACCAAGAGAGAACACGTCGGTTTTGACGCCCTGCCCCTTGAGCTTGGTGTAGTGGGCCTGCGCGGCCTGGAGCTTCCCGCCGGCATCGGCGGACTTGGCTTTGGCCAGGAGCTCGGACGCGGCGAAGAGGACGATCAGGTTATCGTCGAGGAGCGCGACGTCGGCGCCGGCCAGCATCTTAGGAAGGCGCTTGATCGCCTTGAAGCGAAGCGTGCACTCGTTGCTTGCCGGCATCGGCCAGACCTCGAACTGATTACCTTCGTAGTGGCGCCAGTGAGTGGGAGGATCCTGCTTGTCGCCGACCGCCGGGTCGGAGGAGTTGTACTGTTCGACGCCAATGCCGTACACCAGGGGACGCCAGGTTGCGCTGTAGCGAACATGGGTACTGGTGATGCGATTGAAGTCGATGTCGTTATCAAAACCATAATAACGCTCTCCGTTAAGGAGAGGTTCATCTCGCTCGACGAAAGCAAACGGCCAGTCAAAATCATTCCACAGGCGCTCCTGGGTTCGGTTCAGGATGTGATGCAACGCCGGCAGGGAGTTGACTCCCATACCTACGTTGGTGGATGCACCGATCTCGGCCCGGAGGGCGTCGACCAGCGCGGAGAGCTGGGTGCCTCGGGCCATCGGTTACTTTTTCTTCGAGGTTTCTTCCGGCAGATTCACACCAACCTCGGCGAGGCTGGTCGGGAGTTTGCTGACGGCGCCCGGGAAGAGCTTCTCCATCACGGGTACGGTGTAAGCGTACTCCAGGCGATCGCGCTCAGCCTTGGCGTCAACCTGGGCGGTGCGGGTTTTCTTGATATTGACCAGTGCGTCATGGCCGTGAAGGGCCTTAAGCACAAGGATCTCGGGGGAGCTGACTTCCTTGATAACAGTGTTTTCAAGAGAGCCGGCGAGTCGGATTTCAACGTTGGCGTATTCCATAGGTGTTCCGAACATCGTGCCCCCCACGGGCGCTGTTGCAAGCAAAAGGGGGTGGTCTCCGTTAGGAAACCACCCCCTGGGTGAGTCGATTGACTACCGATTAGTCGGTGATTTCGTAGACGCCGGAGCCGTTGAACTGGGTGCCGACGAGACCGCCGGTCCAGGTCATGGCGCGGTACAGCACGTACTGGTCGTGCGGGCGGGCCGGGCTGTGGGTCTTGTTCTCCTCGCCGTCCATGACGTAGAGGTTGATCTTCGACTCGTCGATGAAGTACGCGCGGTTGGTGTAACCGAGGTCATCGAGGGTAGGATCGTAGACGAACTCACCGACGCCCTGCATGGTGATGCCGGCCAGACCGATGTCGGTCATGCCCTTGGCAAATCCCTGCTGGGTGAACGTACCCTTCGAGGTGATCTCGAGGTCGAGCTTCTCGAGGAAGCCGGAACCGCAGAGAACCAGGGAGGGCTTGCCACCGAAGCGGGTCAGCTGGCGGATCTCCTTGCGGAGGTACTCGCTGATCTTCTGCTGGCCGGAGACATAGACGATCGCGTCAGCTCCGACTGCCGAGCGGTTGCGCCACTTGGCGTTGGTCGCGCGGTCGATACCACCGACGGTGCCCGTGGTGGGGTCGTCCGTGATCAGGGAGAGGAGGCCTGGGACCTGCTTGGCGTCCTGGGTGCCGTCCTTCCAGAGCATGTCGTTGAACGAGCGGGACCAGCCTTCGTTCATGTCCTTGAGTTTCTCGTCGAGCAGGCCGGTCAGGACGGTGACGTCGCGCTCGGAGTGCTTGGAGGTGGACTCGCCGGACGTGCTGTCGACAACGGACAGGCCGTCGTGCTTGAGCTCGGTGAGGGTAAGGCTGATACCAGCGTGGATTTCCTTCCAGGGGAAGGAAGCGCGCTTGGTGTTAGCCGGATTGGCGTAGGAGACGGTGTCGTTGTGCGTGAAGCCAGCGATAGCCGTGGTGTAGTCGAAGACGACTGGCACCGTGATGGAGCCCTTGCCGCCCGGGAAAGACTTCTTCTTCTTGGACAGAGCCTTGAGAAGGGGTTTTTCCTGGATGGACTGAGCGAGCGCGCCACCCTTGATGTTGTAATCAAGAGCGGAGGCCGTGATATTAGCGAGTTCAGCGTTAGTGAATGCCATGGTATTTTTTTCTGTTTTTTTGAGGTGCTTGTTAGCGGGATGCCAGCATGCCACGCATTACCGCTTCTTTAAGCGATTGAGGCATGACAGTGGCGTTAGCGGACGACGTAGAGCTGGCGACGTTGGACACAGGTTGGCGCCGAGGCGCGAACCGAGACAGACGTTCCCTTACTGTGGAGTGGGCGCGCTCGACGAGCGCAAGAGCCTCCTCCGGGGTAGACGGTTGTTCGGCTGAAAGCATCAGCCTGACCTGGTCTGTCACCATCTCTTGTTTTGCAGACCAATCGGGATCCTTAATCTTCATCTGCTGTTCCCAACCTACCACGGCGGAATGGATACCTTGGCGTGCCTGATCGGCATGCTGTTGGATCGCCTGCGCCTGGCGCTCTTCTCCCAGACGTTGCTGGGCCTTGAGCGCGGCGAGCTCTTTCGCGGTGTCCTGGTCAATGAAGCCATCGCGGACCTTTTCGGAAAGGTCCTCTGGCAACACTTCCCCGACTAGTGCGTCGAGCCGTGCCTTATAGTCGCTGATCCTCTTATGAGCTTCGACCGGGTTGGTCTTCATCAGGGCCATAATATGGAACCCCTCTGCGACCTCCTCGGTGTTAAGCCCATGCGAAGACATGAAAGTAGTGATCTTCCGGTATTCACCGGAGTCCGAACGGAATGCATCCCGCTCGTTGACCACTTCTTTCCAGCGTGGGTGGTTATGGAACGGCAACTTCTGATCGGCATCAGCGCTCGTCTTATCCTTGGCCTTGTCGTCCAGACTGGGCTGAGGGGACTGGGCATCCGATGCGGAAGCTCCGTTGTTCTCCACGGTGGACGATGCCGCGTCAGCCGCGGTCTTCCGCACGGCGCTTTTTACGGCGTCGAGTAGAGACGTTGGCTTCTTGTTAGCGTCCTGGTCGCCCGCCCCCGACGAAATGGGCGTGCTATCTTGTTTAGCGTCGGCAACCTCAGGCGTAGCCTGGGTCGAAATGGGTTCGCTCGCCGGCGCGGAGGCCTGCGGCGTTTCGGAGATCGCTTCGGGTGCGACCTGTTCGTTAGTGTCGGTATCTGACATCGGTTGTTATTGTATGTTAGGTGTTACGGAAAATCAAACGTTTGCTCCAGGCACGCCGTTCGCGCGGATTTGGGAGGGGGAAGGAGCCGGCGTAGGACCGTCGGTTCCGGGCGGAATCATCGGGGCCGGAGCATTCATGGCGCCGGCGCCACCTTGCATCGAAGGATCTGTGGCGGGATCTCCCATGCCGGACTGAGCTACGCTCTTCGCGGAGTTCATGGCGACGATCGACTGGAGGCCGGAGCCGATCGCGTCCTTAACGTCCATGCCGTCGTCCAGGCGCTTGATCGCCTCGCGGGCAAGCCACTCCGGCGAGATGCCGGGGATCTGGAGGAGGGTGGGCGCCAGTCGCTCAAAGTTCTGGATCTGGATCGCCTTGTTCGGTCGACCGTTCGAGCCGGCCTCGACCTCCAGGAATAGCTCCTGGGCGATATCGCTTCCGGTAAGCTGTGGCCATACGGCTCCAGGGCCGGCGATCTTCTTGACGGTTGTCTCGTCCATCTCGAGGAGAAGTACCTGGCCGGTCGCGCGCGCGAGCTCGGATAGGAAGTCTTCGATGTCGTCGACATTCGACGAAAGGCTGGACATGCGTGAGCCCTCGGCCACGGAGACCTCGGTCGCGGTAGATCCGCCGGTGCCGCCGAGGTTAGCCTCCTGGGATCCGACTAGGCGCATCATGTCGTCCAATAGCATGGACGTGTCGTAGAGCGCGGCGTCGATCGGGGAGTGCTGGATTGGCTGGAGTATCGAGTTGACCGCCTGGCCTGGGTTCAAGTTGTTAAGCTTGATGACCGCGTTGGCCGGGTGGGACTGGAGATTGATAATGTCCTTCTCGGACAGTGCGCCGTCGTACGTTGCGTAGGCAGGTCGGTTCGCGAAGCGGTGCTCGCGCAAGGACTGACGCGCGCGGTTGTACTCGCGCTGTACCGGAGTCAGAAGGCGGACGTCAGAAAGGGGATAGATGTCCTTGTCGGACTCGACCTCATTGAAGACCAGCGTAAAGAATGGCCAGAAGCGCTCGAGGTCAAGGACCGGTCGAGCCGGCTCCTTGAGGAAGTCGTAGTAGCCGTCGGCGACGACGTAGACCAGGCCGTCCTTCTTGGAGTAGATCTCCCAGACGACAACGCTCTTGCGATCATCGTCACCGGATCCGCCGTTTGGATCCTGGTACGCGGTGAAGGCCTTGCCGATGTCGACCTTGTAGATCTCCTTAACTTCGTCTGCGTCCAGGATAAACTCCTGGGCGATCCAATCAGCGCCGACAAAGCCGGCGAGCTGGCGACACTTAGGGTCCGGAATGATCGTGGGCGAAAGTGGGAAGTCGAAGGCAATGCCCTCGCGGACGATCACGTCCTGCTTGGACTGGAGGTCCTTGAGCATGAGGCGGAGCTGTTCGAGCTTCTTGTCTTCTTCGGTGAAAATATTGTCCTGCTTGTCTGCAACGAGGCGTTCAAGCATGGTCATCTGCTCAGTGATGTCTGTG